GCCGGTCGCCGCATTCGGCAAGAACGACCCGAAGAACTCGTTGAGGTACGTCGCCGTCGGTGCGGGCGCGTCCGTCGTGCCGTCAATGTCGAGCGGGCGCAGGATGAGCGAGATCGACGTGCCGGCCGTCGGCGCGACCGAGTAGTTCACGGTCAGCGCGAACTCGCCGTCGAACGAGTCGGCGGGCGTGTCGTCGGACAGGTCGACGTTTGCGTCGTCGGCTTGCCCAATCGCGTTGTTCGCGATCGACGCGCCGTTCGCTTCGAGCGTGATCTGCGTGCCGTAGACGCGCTGCGCTTCACCCGCCATCTCAGCCCCTCAGGATCTGCGACACGTCGCCGAGCGACACCGTGCCCTCGACGGTCATCAGGCCCGGCTGCGCGGTCGTGCCGGTGCCGGTCGCAAGCACGCGCTCGGCGTTCGTCGCGGCGCGCCGCAGGTGCGGCTGCAAGCCGCCGGTCCCCGCCACGCGATCGCCGTAGGTGCCCGGCGCGGCCGCCTCGAAGCAGTCGCGCAAGCCCTGGCGCACGTTCTGCCGGGACGGGTTGATCGCGCCGAGCTGCGACATCCACTGCCAGATCCGAGCCTTGCCGGACGTGAGGTTGTCGATCTCAGTCCAGACAAAGCCGTTGCCCATGATCTCGTCCACCTCGACGCGCGTGCGCCAGACGACGAACGGGCTCGGCGTATTGCACCAGGTCGCGACCGCCACATCGTTGCCCTGCGCGAGCGCGGTCGCAAGCGACGGCTCGGCCTGGATCGCGGTCTTGAGCGTCGCGCGCTGGGTGGGGGTGAGGTCCATGGTTTAGATCGTCCAAGTGCCCGAGACGTTGATCGTGTCGCCGTTGGCCACTGCCCGGTCGCCTTGCGTGAACAGCCCCGCGTTGATCAGCGTGCCGGTCGTGCCGTCTTTGGTGCTGTTGGTCGTCAAGAACGCACCCTTCACCGTGCCGGTCGCGGTGATTGAGAACGCCGACACCGCGCTGTTCGTGATCGAGCCCGCCGACGCCGCGTTTCCGAAAGTCGCTGCGGGGCGCGTGCTTTGCGAGTAATTCGGCGCGTTGGTCGGACCCGCTTCGGTCCAGCCAGCGTGTGAGGCCATCGTGTCGCCCGCAGCGATGGCCGAGTAGCTCACCGAGCTGATGAGGCCGAAGAAGAACGACGCGTTGTACGCCGACCCGCGAAACACCGTGTCCAGCACGAAGTTTCGGCCGACCGTAACGACCAAGTTATGGAAGTCCTCGACCCACTTCTGCTGACCGTCCGGGCCGATGCATTCGACGCGGTATTGCATCCCGATGTCCACGCACTCGGACAGCGTCGGGCGCGCGATAAGACCACCGCCGAAGGTGTCGACGATCGGAAGATTGTTTTCCATCATTGAAGTCCTACGATGTTGCCCTGCTTGTCCCGCGCCACTGGGCGCACGACACCGTTAACCCGCACGCCTACAACTTTGCCGCCCTCGCGCACCACTTCACGCGGCGCATTCAGCGTGCCGGTGACCTCGGCGAACCGTTCTTCGACGCGCTGCGCCATCATTTGCAGGTTCGCCATGATTTCCTGCGTTGCCGACGCAAGCCCGTCCACTTTGTCGGCGCCTTCCTGCACCTTCGACTGCTCGGCGCTTGTCTTGTAAGCGTCGTACTCCAACTGGCGAGTTTGCGACTGCTCTTGCGCCGCTGCGCCGGCCTGCTGCACGTACAGCTTTACCTGCGCGTCCAAGTCGGCCATGTACTTCTGCATATCCAGCCGCGCCGCCTCGATCGCTTGCTGCGTCTGCAAACGCATCTGTTCGATGCGCTCGTCGGCTTGCAGCTTCGCCCCCTCGATCTGCGGCTTCTGCTGAAGCTCGATGAGCTTCGGGTCGGGCGGCGGCGGCGGCGGCGGCTGCACTTGCTCGGCCGGCACGAAGAACTTGTTCGCCGACCCGAAGCCCGCCGCCTTCTCGATCTCTTGCAGCGTGTTGGCGACGTGCTTGGGCGTCGTGACGTTTAGCGGCAGCGTCTGCAACTGCATCCCAAGCACCATCTGGAGGTGCGCCATGAGCTGCTCGCGGTTGCCCGTGCCCATGCCCACATTGATGCGTAGGTCACGCCGCGTTTTCCACGTGCGCGGGTCAACGACCGCCCACTGGCCGCGCAGGCGCACCACCGCCTGCTTGTGGCCGTGCTTCAGAATCGTTTCGTGGACGATGCTGAACAGTTCTTCGACGCCCGCAGCGAACACCCGTGCAATCTGCTCCACACGCTGCGCCGCCGACGACGTAAGCTGCGCCACGCCCGAGGCGGTGCGGTTCAGCGCGTTCTGATCGACGCCCGTGAAGTACGAATTCACGCCGGCACGGTTCTGCCGGATGGAGTCCATGTACTCCAAACCCTGCATCGCCTGCGGGAAAATGTTCGGCGTCACTAGCGGCAGCGCATCAGCCCGCACGTCCCCGTTGCCGTCCGAGCGCACGATGCCGCCCGGCACCGAGGTCAGCATGTCGTCGAGGTTGATGTTGCCGTTAACGATCGTGCGCGGGTTGTTGGCGAGGAACAGATTGTTGATGCCCTGCCTGAGCATCATCGTCTTGATCTCCTGAATATCGGAGACCATGTCGTCCACGCTGATGCCGACGTGCCGGTGCGGCATCGGGGCGGGCACGATGCACGACACGGGGATGCGGTTGCATTCCTCGTGGTACAGCACCGTGCGGCCAACGACCATCACGTACTGAAGCTCGGCGATGCCGTCCTCGTCCGTGTCGTGGCGAATCCACACCATCCGCACCTTGACGCGGCGCATCGCCGGGTCGACTTGCGAGATGTCCTCACCGTCGGCCACGTCCTCGCCGAACTGGTCGCGCGCCTCGTCCTCTTCGGTGTCCGTCTCGCCGCCGTCGTCCGCGATCTCGTCGGGCACGTCCAGGCCCATCGCGCGCAGGTAGGAGATGGTCCGCATCTCCCAATACTCAAAGTAGTCGCAGTCGGCCAGTTGGAACGACGACGTGCGGTGCCCGACCTTGACGCGCTCGGGCGGCAGCACGCAAATCTTGACGTAGCCCTCTTGCCGCGTCTTGCGAACCACCACGTCGTACACCATCGGCGGCGGGGGAGGCGGCACCATGACCGGCTGCCCCGTCATCGGGTCGATAACCTGCTGCGGCGGCGGCTCGACGTAGTCGGGGTCGGGATACTCGTCCGACTGGATCAGTTCAAGCGTCGGATCTTCCAGCAGTTTCGCAAGCGACTCGGGCGACTGCCGCTCGTACTTCTCCTTCTCGACTTGCTTGGACGTGTCCCAGTACGCCATTGCATAGGCGTTCTTGGTCATCAAGGCGTCCATAAACCAGTCGTGCGTAATCTGGAACCACGGATTAAGGCGCTGGATGACGTACGACGTGTACGCGGACTCTTGGTCGGCTTGCTGCTCGTCGCCCGGCTCGGACGGCTCGAATACGCAAATGTCCTCGCTCGACGTGAAGATGCGCGTCAGGCTCGGGATAATCCAGTTGATCGTATCGAACGTGTCGCGCGAGACGACGGCCGACGTGCCCTCGGGCGCAGGATAGAGCGACGAGTCGCCCAGGTAACGCGAGATGGCGCGCGAACGCTGCGCGGAAAGCTCGCCCTCGCTGTCGCTGCCATAGGACGCGCTCTCGGCCGCGTCGATGGCGTTCAGCAGGCGATCGAAGTCCTGAGCCATTACGCAGCCTGCGGTGCCTTGCGGACGCGCTGGGCAGCCTCCAGCAGCGCCACACGCGCGACCAGTTCGGCAATGCGCGCATCCATCTCGACGTTGTGCTGGCGCTGCTCGTCCAGGCGCTGCTCTAGCTCTTTCAGCCGGTTGTGGATCGCAATGCTCATCGGATGCCTATGTTCGGTCGGGGCAACGGGCGCTTCTCTTTGGGCGGCTCGTAAGCCACGCACATCAACCCAAAGGCATCGCTGCCATGCGACGCCCAGTCGTGCTCGGGGCCGAGGCCAATGCCCCGTTCCTCGTCGCGTTTTTCGTGATACCAACCCAACGCGTCAATGCCGGGCTGCGTCGTCGTCTCGTTGAACCAGATGGACGGGAACAGGCGCCGCGCCGCTTCAATGCGCGCCTTGGCAGCGCCCTTGCCCTGGTTGGGCACGACGGTCACCTTGTAGCCGGCCTGACGCAGCGCCGACTCGTAAGACACGTCGAACACCTTGTCATGCGTCGAGCCGTCGTGCGGCAACCAAAATTGCAACCGCTTCGGCCCGTAGTCACGCTCGCGCAGCCATTCAAGGTGCGTCGCTAGCGGCTGGCCCACCGCCTCGTAGTAGTCCAGCACGCGAATCTGCATGCCGACGAATTGCGCGATCCACATGGCAAAGGCGTCTGCCCTCGCACCCGTGCCGCCGATGTCGACAAAAGCCCGCAGCGTCATCAGCGGGTCGGCAGGCACCGCACCGATGCGCTTCTGCTGCCGCGCCTGGATGATGTGCTTGGCGAAGTAGGCACCCTCGACCACCGAGACGAAGCCGCCTTCCCATATGTGGTCGTACTGCTCGGGGCGCTGCGTCTCGTCGCGCTTCCTCTGCCGCTCCAGCACTTCGGGGAAAGCTGGATTGTCGCGCCAGTTCAGTTCGACGACCTTGTATCGCGGGTCGGTCGCCTCACGGAACCGCTTGTGCGTCGCGGACCGCTTCGACTCAGGGTTCCACGTAACCCACAGTTCGGACACGTCCTCGCGCAGCGTGGGAATCAGTTTCGTCCACGCTTCCTCGGTGACCGGCTCGGCCTCGTCCACCCAGCACAGCAAGATGCGCGACTTCGACTTGACGCTGTCGATGTTGCGATCCAGCCCAGTGAACTTGTACGAGATGCGTCCGTCGCGGGTGCGGACGTACTTCTCGCCGATGTCGAAGTGCGGCAGCAGCCAGTCCTCGGAGCGGATCGCCGCCTTGATCTCCTCCAGCGAAGAATCGTCCAGCGAGTTCATGAACTGCCGGCCGCACAGGATGATGCCCTCGCGCCCCGACATCGCCCACATATAGGCGCGGACCGCCGTCATCTTGGCGAAAGAGCGCGTCTTGCCGCTGCCCCGTCCGCCATAGGCGCCCCGCACGTCCGCCTCGCCGACGAACACCTGCCGCAGCTTCGGCGGCAGCGCGATGTCAGCCTGCACTTGGCGTCAGATCGACCAGCCGGATCTCGGTGACGAGGGGCGCCCCGTCGGGGCCGCTGATCTCGGTCTGCTGCGGCGCGTTGGACAGAGTCTTGTCCAGCAGGATCTTCGCCGCCTGCACTTGCGTTGCCGTCATCTCGACGTTCCCAAGTGCGTGATCGGTAAGCCGGTTTACTAGCTGACTGGCCTGAATTTTGGAGCGCACCATGTCGGAATGGCGCGGATTAAGTCGTGCAGCCATGATTCCCAGCCCTTGCGGGTTGTTGGGATGAAAAGGCGCCCGCCCGACACTCAAGCCGGGCGGGGCGAAAGTCGCTTGTGGCGACTCAGGGGAGGAAACCTAGCAGCCGCGCCAAAACGCGAAAAGCCCGCGTGACGTGATGTCAGGCGGGCTATCTGCGGACGCCGCTACCCGGCAGCGCCGGGTATGGCAGGCCACAGTGCGTGGCGGGCAATACCGACATTGTGCCTAATCCGTGGGCAAAGTCAAGCGCGCCGTTGCAGCCTATTGTGCGCCGCGACCTCCGCCTCATGCACCAGCGCAGTCAAGTCCCGCGCCCGCACCCGCATCCGATGGTAGCGGTGCAGGTATCGCCGCAGCGACTCGTCCCGCATGCGGAACACGTACACGCCCGCCAGGACCGCATTGAGCGCCCGTGGGAAGCCGCGTATGGGCTGGATGGCGCGCCACACTGCCAGCGCGTCCAGCTCATCGATCTCGCTGCGTGCGCGGCGCCTGTCCGCTTCCTCGTCCTGCGTCAGCCGCTCGGGACGGTAGCGCCCTTCGATGGACTGGCACGTCGCGGGGCCGCCGGAGCCTGAGCGCGACCAGCGTCCGTAGTTCGTGAGCCTGTCGCGGGTATAGCGCAAGTCGGCGCTCATCAGCCAGCCCTCCGTGGCGTTCATAGTTCCTCGTCGTAAACGTCCGAGAACTGACGCAGCCCTTCGTACGCTTCTCGCCAACGCTTCTGCGTGTAAAACCCTGCGCCGTAATCCCGGTCCTCGCCGTGCATCTGCTGCGTAAGATCCCGCACCGCCCGCAGCGCGTTCTCGATCGTCAGCAGCGTCGCGGCGTGTTCACGGTCCCGCGCGGCTGACGCAGGCCATCCCGCTCGCGCAGCGCGTCTTGCAAGCAAAAGTTGCCGCGTGGCCTCGTTCTCCAGCCACGCAATCATCTCGTCCAGCGTCATCGCTTGCACCCCGTTAGTCGCTCTATCAGCGTCTCCACCCGCCACACATCGGCCCTCGGCGACTGCTCGCGCACCGCATCCAGCCGCGCCATGAACCGCGTGTACGCCTCGTGGTCGGGCGGGTCGCATGCGGCGCGGAAGGCGGTTTGCTCGCGCAGGTCGTCGATCAGGTACTGCAGGCGGGCGTCGGTCATGCCGCCATCTCCTGCGCCGGCACGACGTGAACCGTCAGCCCGCCGCCCTGGCGCGCCTCTGCCAGCCGCGCGTGCAGCGCCACCACCTGCGCGTCGTCCGTGAAGGCCAACCCCTGGAGAGAATCCAGCGCCACCTTGGAGACGTTGTCCAGGTCGAGCCGCCGCTTGAACGCGCGCCCTTCGGCGGTCTGCTTCGGATGCAGCCACAGCCACACCGCGACGTCCCCGCCCAGGGGCGCAATAGCCGATTCGGCGAATGCCGCGCGCACCGTCTCCCGGTAGGCAAGCGCCTCGCGGCTGACGAGCGTGCGGGCGCTGCGGCCGATGACGACGTGGCGCCAGTAGCGGTTGCCGGAGACCGGGTACGGGAGGGACAGGCGGATCATCGCGCGGCTCCGTGGCTGAACTCGTAGACCCTGCCCGACGCGTCGCGCATGGGCTCGTCATCGCGGGTCATTGACGACCTCCACACCCAACTGCTCCAACCGCGCCATGAACGCCGCCGCCTCCGTCTCGTTCGCCCGCCCCAGCACGCGCGCGATCAGCACCGCCTGCACCGCCGCCCTGTCGTAGCCCTTGCCGCTGCGTCCGACCGCCTCCGCGACGCTCCTCGCTTGGCAGCAGAAAAGGCCGCTGGTGAACACGGGCCAGTCCTCGCGCTCGGCTCTCAGGCAGTCGGGGCACACGTCGGTCATGCGGCACCCTTCCGCGCCAGCTCGCGCAGCAGCTTGTCGACCGCGTCGATCCGCTGCCCGATGAAGTCCATCACGTTGACCGCCATGCTGTTGCCGAGCGCCTTGTACCTGGGGCCGTCGGCCGCAGGCTTGCCCCGGTAGGGGACGAGCGTGAAGTCGTCCCGATAGCCCATCAGACGCTCGCATTCGCGCGGCGTCAGCCTACGGACCGCCATCGGCGACGCCACATGCATCCGCGACTGCTTGACCAGCGTCGGCACCGGCAGGCCCGGCTCGACTCGCGTGCGAATCGCACGCGAGGTGATCTGCACGGCGTCGAAGGCGTCCGCCGCCGTCGCGCACCCTTGGGCACTGCCAGTGCCCAAGGCATGGCACGCGCCCTCGCTCGAGATCGGGTCTTGCGTCGGG